TTTAAAGTTGTTAGAAAAACATGAGGCAGATTGCAGTCAGCGTTATGCTCAAATACAAAAACAACTTGATAAATTAGATATGAGATTGTGGGGTATAGCGGTGCTTATCATAGCGGCTGCTGCGGTTCCAAGGTTGTTGTAATGGCAATGACGCGTGGCAACATGGCAAAACAGATAAAGACCGCCCCCTCTAGCCGCAAGAAAAAATCAAAGCGCAAAATCCCTGCTAAGTATCTCGCAGGGTTAAGCCCAGAAGATAAGAAAAAACGTCGTAAAGAAATACAACGTAATGCTCGTAAACCAGCAAAGGATCCTTCAGCTTATGTTTTCCCAAGTGATACTAATAAGTCAGGAGCTAGAAGGAAAACGAAAGAATCTGTGCATACAAAAAAGTTCCGTAAAATGTTTGGGGGTAAAAAGAAATAGTCATGGCAAAAAAATTATCTGCAAAGCAAAAAAAGTTAGCGGCTTTTGCACCTCCTCGTGGCAAGATAACTCGTGCAGATATAATTACTGCGGCTAAAACGAAAAGAAAAAATGAACTATTTAACAAGTAACGTCCCCTACTTTAAATGTTGGGTAAGGCGGGAGTATACTTGCAACCACGAAAATTTCCATGGAGAGTTTCTTCATGCAATGGTAATAGCTGTTACAACTATGCCAAACAGATGTTTGAGTTTTCAAGTTATATTCACAGGTTGTGAGAGTGATGAAACCGACGAAGAAAATGTTCATGGTGGTGCTATGTGGGCAAGAATGCCTATAACAGCTTTGGTCGGTGATACTCAACTTGAGGGTTGGCCTCGACCTATGGATGTATACCAAGCACAACCTTGGGATTGTATGTCACATACTCATGCCGTATATAGTTTGAACAGAGCAAAACCCTGCCCTTGGATTGCAAAAATCGATGGTGAGTTTTACCCTGCAAAATACTATTTTACTGTTGACTATACAGATAGTGAAGTAGCAGATGATCCAGCTCAACACAAACAAAGCCATGTGTTAGAGTTATTAGATGCGGGTGAATGGACAGGCAATATTGTGGCTTTGCCTAATAATCGTGTGAGAGTAACACACCCAGCATGGTATGTTACAGGGGAAGGAGCTCCTCAATTTAAACCCTCACAACACATTCACTATTCAAAGTCTGATTTAGACTATACAATGGATGTCAATCAGATCTTTGATAATCTCTACGCAGAAGAGGAAAATGAAGATGGCGAAGATGAAAAAGAAGATGTACGCTAAAGGCGGGGCAGTTAATAAAATGAAAAAAATGGCTAAAGGCGGTGCTGTCAATAAAGTCATGAAAATGTCTAAAGGTGGTGCTGTGAATAAAGTAAAAAAGATGGGCGACCCTAAGATTATTAAAGGTCCGTATAGCTAATGGCTACCTCTGGGTCAACTGATTTTGAGCTTGATGTAAATGATTACATTGAAGAGGCTTTTGAGCGGTGTGGCTTAGAAGTTCGGACAGGGTATGATGTGAGAACAGCTACCCGCTCTTTGAATCTAATGTTTGCTGATTGGGCAAACAGAGGGTTGAATAGGTGGACTATAGAACAAAGTACTCTATCGTTAACTTCGGGTACAGCTACTTATTCATTGCCTACCGATACTATTGATATTTTGAGTGCTGTTATAAGAACAGGTACAGGTTCCTCACAGTCTGATACCCAAATAACTAGGATAAGTAGAGATGCTTTCATAAACATCCCTAGCAAAAATACTGAAGCTCAGCCTAGTCAATGGTATGTTGATAGACAAATAGCCCCCACTATTAAAGTTTGGCCTACCCCGAATACCTCTTATACTCTAGTCTACGATAGATTAACTCGTATTGAAGATGCTGATTCTTCTATTAATACTTTAGAGGTGCCGTTTAGATTTTATCCTTGTTTAGCAGCAGGGTTAGCATATTACTTAGCTATGAAAAAAGCTCCTGATCGTATACAAATTCTTAAAGCAGTTTATGAAGAAGAGTTCAGTCGTGCTGCGTATGAAGATGTAGATAGAGCTAATCTTTCTTTGGTTCCTCGTCGAGATTATTATGGATTTAGTTGATGTCGTATGCTTTAGGAAAATATTCTCAAGCAATTTGTGATAGGTGTGGGTTTAGATATTCCTATCTTTCTTTAAAAGAGGAATGGAACAATTTTAAAGTTTGCTCAGAGTGTTTTGAGCCTAAAGCACCTCAGCTTGAGCCTACGCGAACCGGATCAGATGCAGAGGCATTGTTTCAACCTAGAACAGATGTAAAAGAAGACAAGAACAGATTTATAGTTTACACTAATGCTGGTTTGGGCATCATAGGGGCAGAGTTAACTACTTTCGAAGCAACAGGAAGTGTCGGCACAGTTACGGTGGTTATATCATGAGTTTTACATACACACAGTTGAAAACCGCTATCAAAGATTACACGGAAAACACAGAAGTTTCTTTTGTGTCTCATTTATCTGATTTTGTAAAAGCCACAGAACAACGTATTTTTACGACAGTAGATTTAGAAGTATTCCGCAAAAACGCTACAGGTGCATTATCTTCTGGCAATCAATTTTTAGGTATGCCGACAGATTTTTTAGCGGCTTTTAGTGTCAGCATTACAAACAATTCCACTAAACAATTTTTGTTACAAAAAGATGTAAATTATTTGCAGGAATCATACCCTGATTCTTCTGTCACTGGTGTTCCTAAATATTACGCAGTTTATGATTACCAAAATTTTATTTTAGCCCCCACCCCGAATGCCGCGTTTAGTTCAGAACTTCATTATTACTACAGACCAACTAGCCTTACCGGAAGTAAGTTTGAGTTGACAGTAAGCAGTGTGAGTGGTACTTTCCAAGCTAATGAAACAATCACAGGTGGCACGAGTGGGGCAACAACTACTATATCTTCTATAACTAGCGTGACTGTTTTAGATATTATTATACCAAGTACTGATTTTACTGTGGGTGAAACAGTGACTGGTAGTACAAGTGGCGCGACAGGGACAGTGGTTTCTACCAGTGCTGATACTACTCTTACTTATTTAAGTGAAAATGCGCCCAACACTATGCTGTATGGCTGTTTAGTAGAAGCGTACACCTTTATGAAAGGTGAGAAAGATATGATGGATCTGTATAATGGTCGTTTTATAGAATCATTAGGCAGGGTTAAAGATTTAGCAGAAGCTCGTGAAAATGCTGATGCGTATAGACAAGGATTACCTAGTCGGGCAAGAACATGAAAATAGCTATAGTTGGTCTTGGTGGAAGCTTTTCAGATTTTGTTTCTGCTAGAATAGCGTCTCAAGAATTTGACGAAATATGGGGTATAAATTGTATAGGTGGGATCATACACGTTGATAAGACGTTTATGATGGATCCTGTTTCTAGATTTTTAGATACTGAAAATGCGGGAACCCAAACAGGCATAGCTAGGAAATTTTTAAAAGAAAATAAAAAACCTATTATAACTTGCCAGTTAGATAAACGAGTTAAACAGTTAGAGCTGTATCCTTTAAAAGAAGTAGCAACAGAATTAAAATTTTGTTATTTCAACAATACTGTAGCGTATGCAGTTGCTTATGCAATTTGGTCAAAAGTTAAAACGATATGTCTATACGGTATTGACTTTACTTACAAAAATGTAAATATGGCTGAATCGGGCAGGGCATGTGTTGAGTTTTGGTGTGCTATTGCTGTATCAAAAGGTATAAAAATAGAAATAGCTAGTAAATCTGGTTTGCTAGATACTAATGTTCCAGACAACGAAAAATTGTACGGCTATCATAGACTTGATGACCCTTTAGTACAAACAGTGCAAGAAGGTGGCCTTTTGATAGCTAAACAATCTGAGTTTGCGCCTCCGGAGCCTATAGAAAGTGACCCTGTTATTTTTGGGAGGCATGATAATGTTTGAATCAATTTCTACCATAGGCGCAGTTAATATAATCACCTCGGATGAAGGTGGTTTATCTAATGACCAAATCGCTGATATGTTAGCTAATAAGCTACTTTATGTTTCTAGTGATGCTCCAGAACCTATTCGTTTACAAGCTGAAGCATTTAAAGATAGAGTTAGGTATCTAGCACAATATTATATAGAGTTGGCGAGGAAAGAAGAACGTGCTAGTATTTGCGCCAAGGTTCGTGAAGCTGGTCAATTGGAACTAGCTAAAGCTATAGGGAGACTCTAATGGCTATTGCACAGGCAATGTGTACTTCATTCAAAACAGAGCTTTTGACAGGTACGCATAATTTTGCGACAAGTGGTAATACTTTTAAACTGGCATTGTATGCAGAAGGTAGTGGGGGTAAATCAAGCACCACAGCTACATTAGGCGCGACGACAACAGCTTTTACCACTACAGGAGAAGTCGCTTCAAGTGGCTCATATGCCACAGGTGGGGGAACTCTTACAAAAGTAGCTCCTACAGCGACGGGTACTACGGCGATTACTGATTTTGCTGATTTGAGTTTTACTACTGCCACTATTACGGCAATGGGTGCTTTAATTTATAATGATACAAATGGTGATAAAGCTGTAGCAGTGTTAGATTTTACCTCTAACAAAACCTCTACTTCTGGGACTTTTACCATTCAGTTTCCCACAGCAGATGCGAGTAATGCCATTATCCGTATAGCGTAATGGAGTAGTACTGTGGCTAATATCACGGGTTGGGGCAGAGGAACTTGGAATCAAGGGGCTTGGAACCAAGCAATACCCGTCGTTGTCACAGGGGTAGCTGGCACTACAGCTTTAGGCTCTGAATCTGTTGTAGCATCTGCATTAATAACGGTAACAGGCGTTGCCGCTACTTCTGCTTTAGGCTCTGAAACAGTCATCGGTTCTGCCTTAGTCACTCCAACAGGGGTAGCGGCAACAAGCGCGGTTGGCTCAGTAGCTGTTACAGGTACATCTTTACTCGTGCCAACAGGGGTAGTTGGCACTAGCGCACTCGGTGAAGAAACAACAAATTGTTCTGCAAATGTCGTTGGTGTTGGCGCGGTAGCTACGACAAGCCTTGGTGAAGAAGCAGTCACCGCTTCAGCTTTGGTGCTCGCCACAGGGGTAGCGGCGACAAGCGCGGTTGGTTCTTTAACAGTTACAGGTACATCTTCTTTTGCTGTTACAGGAGTAGCGTCTACAGGCGCGGTTGGCTCAGTAAATGCTGTGCCTTCTATAGAAGTTGATGTTTCAGGGGTTGCAGGAACAGGAAATGTTGGTATAGTTCAAATATACTCAGCTATCGTTCCTAACCAGAACCCAAATTGGACAACGGTTACGGTAACGACAACTGCTTGGTCGGAGGAAACTCCTTCTCAAACTCCAAATTGGTTAGAGATAGCGGCATAGGGGCAGTAAATGGCTAGTTCATTCAGTACAAACATAGGTATAGAAAAACCAGCTTCTGGTGAACTCTCCGGTACTTGGGGTGATGTAACCAATTTTAATTTTGATATTTTTGACCGAATAACAGGTGCTTCTGATTTAACTGCTTCGGATTTAACTACAGATTTAACGATACGAGCCGCTTCTCCTACTTCTGGGGCAAGTAATGTTCAAACAGGAATGTTTTCTGTTATTAATCTTAAAGATAGCGGTTCTGATTTAGGCGGCACAAACGTCGTAACTATTGCGCCAAATACATCTAGTAAGTTTTTTATCATTCAAAACTCTTTAAGTGGTGGTAGAAGTGCTACTATCCAACAAGGGTCGGGTGCAACAGTATCAATACCAAATGGGACATCAGACATTGTTTTTTGTGACGGTGCTGGGTCAGGGGGAGCAGTTACAAGTGTTGCCTCTACTTTTAATTTAGGAAGTAGTGCTGGAGTAGCTGGCACGGCAACCGCTTTAGCCATAGCTTTAGGATAGGAGTTAATAATGGCAGATTCAGCAAATGTATCTATTTCAGCAACAATGTTGCCTGATGAGATAGCAACAACTTTATCAGGGAGTTTAACGGTAACTCCAGCAGATACTGACGATAAATGGTACTACAAATTGACCAGTGTTTCTAATGCCAGTACCGATTTGATAGCGGGTTATTTTCTTGATTATACAGCCGTAGATGATGATACAGCCCCTACTGCTGTAGCGACAGGCGATAAGATAAAGTTCTTGTTTGTTCAAAATCAAAGCACTACAGCAAGTATTTATATGGTGTTTGACGCGGGTACTGTTTCTAGCTCTTCTGGTGATGGAGTTACAGTAGGTCCTTCTGAAACATTTTTTGCTAGATTGCCTAATGCCACGGTAGCTGATGTTCATGCAATATCTTCTACAGGAACTGTTACTTGTATTGTAGCCGCTCTCTTAGAAGATGTTTGATAGGGGGTAGCAATGGCTAACACCTTTAAAAACAAAGTATTTAATGGGTCTAATACTACAGCTAATAGTGATATGACGGTGTACACTGTACCTAGTAGCACTACTACTGTTGTTATCGGTTTGACTTTGTCGAATACGTCTTCTAGCCAAATTACTGTGGATATAAAACTCAATGCTGGACAGGTTGTATTTCTTGCAAAAGATATACCTATCCCTGCCGCGTCTAGTTTTGAGTATATGGGTGGTAACAAAATCGTTATGGAAACAAGTCACAGCTTGATCCTGCAATCAGACACTGCAAATAGTTTGGATACAGTAGCGAGTATAATGGAGATCACCTGATGCCGTATTATGGGAATAATCCTGCTACGATTTTTGAAAGTACCCCTGCTGTACAGCGCTTTAATGGTGATGGGTCCGATACTACATTTACACTGACTACCACAGTATCTTCTGTGCAAGACGTACTGGTGTCAGTTGATGGTGTCGTACAGGACACTGCCGCATACACTATTCCTGATGGCACTACACTTACATTCACTGCTGCTCCTTCTGCTGGTACAGGTAATATCTTTGTAAATTACTTAGCACCCCAAGCTGGTACAATTACACCTGCCGCCGAAAACAAGGGTAACTTCAAAGGCGGCGGCTTGTTCCGTACTAATGCACAATCCCTTACATCTGACATCACCATCTTAGCTACAGAAAACGCCAACGTAACTGGTCCGTTTACGGTGGCTAGTGGTGTTACATTAACCGTTGAAAGCGGTGGGACATTGGTGACGCTATGAGTACATTAAAAGCAGATACCATTCAGAGTACAGGCGGCGGTGCGGCTACGCTGACTAAGCAACAGGCGGCTAAACACTTTGTCTGGTTTGATGGCAATACATCAAATGCAATTGAAAATAGTTTCAATACAAGTTCTGTCACAGATGTAGGAACAGGGGATTATAAACCATTTTTGACAAATTCTATGAGTACAACTTTTAGTGTCTTGCACATTGCCACTTACAGAACTTCAAGAATTAAAGGGACAGGCGGTGGAACGTCTATGACTGCGACTAATGCTTATGAATTAGATATTACATCAGGGACTGACGGTACCACTTTTATTGATACTGAAGTAGGGTCAAGTCTTTTGGGAGACCTAGCATGAGTGAGATAAAAGTAGACACCCTCACAGGCAAGACAACCGCTGGTGACATCACAGTGACCTCTGAAGGTGGTGCGGCGACTATGCAGTTGCAGCAGGGGTTGGCAAAGGCTTGGGTTAGAATTGATGGAACTGGAACTGCCGCCATTGATGACTCGCTAAATTGCGGAAGTTTAACAGACAATGGTACTGGTGACTATTCTGTAGCTAGAACTAACAATATGTCATCCGCTGATACATACTATGTTATCGAGGGGCAGTATATTAATTCGCAAAACACCAACGGCACAGATTGGACTGGCACAACATCGGCAACAGTACAATACAAAGTTTTTGACTCTAGTGCGACAGACCGTGACCCTGTTGGTTATTTGTTAGTAGGAGACCTCGCATAATGGCACTAGGAAAAATCAAAGCAGATACCCTAGAACACAGCACCGCAGGGTCACTTGATACGCAGTACGTTGTTAATGGTAGCGCGAAGGCGTGGGCAAATATGGATGGTGACGCCTCAACTCCTGTTTTTAGGGATTCACTAAACTGCTCAAGTTTAACAGATACTTCAACAGGAACTATAAATCCGCAATTTGTAAGCACTATGGCAAATTCTGACTTCGTATCTGTAGGGTGCGCACATGCTAGTGGTGTTGCTTGGTGTGCTAGTGTTTACGTTGGTGGCAAGACTACTAATCAAATGCACTTTCAAACTAGAGATGCTGACAGTGCTAGCGCAGTTGATGCTGACCCAGCAGACATTGCTTCTTTTGGAGACCTCGCATGACAGTGACCCCACAGTTTCAAGGCACACACCTATTCGACAGACTATGCTGGGCTAAAGAAAACCTAGACGGTGTACAGTCAGACTATCGTGTTGTGTATGAAGACAAGATAGACGAATGTGCAAAGATACTTGTACCTGATCCGAATTGGATGGCCTGTGCATTGCGAGGCGGCATCTTACCGCCCGTTCAAGTGTATTGGGAACTAGCCAAGGATGAGGCCGAAGAGGGCTTTACGAAGCATACTAGGGGTTACTTGCTCCATAATACAGAGCCAGTCGAGGCTATGACAGAAGAACAAGCAATTGAGTATTTGATTATGAAAGATTGCCCACAACACGTTTGGCGTGAGTGGGATAGCGGAAATAAGCCAAAGATGGTAATATGCCGCAAGGAACAGCTTCCAGCGACTCGTGAGTGGCGCAATGCTTGGAAGATTACTGAAGAACTAGCCACTGATGAAACTGTTGCCGCATAGGAGCGTATTATGACAACAACTTATATAGTCGATAAAGACGGTAATCAGATTGATGCGTCAACTGCTACCGTTCCATCAGACCGCCACTTTCGTGGTGCGTGGTCACTTTCTGGTTCTGTTATTTCAGAAGATATGACAGCCGCCAAAGAAATCTTCAAGGACAAAATCCGTGAAGTGCGTGAGCCTTTGCTTGCCGCCAAGGATGTTGAGCTTATGAAGGCTCTGGAAGCTGGCACTAGCACAACTGCTATTGCAACAGCAAAGGATGCCCTGCGTGATGCACCAGCCGCTTCAGCAATTAACAGTGCTTCTAATATTACGGCACTCAAGGCGGCTTGGGATACTGACGTACTTGGCGATAGCCCTTACGCATAAGGAGATAGGTTATGGCACTGACCAAAGTAGGTAGTGGCGGTATAGAGAATGTTACTAATGCCGCTAACGCTACCTTTTTAACCATAGATGCAAGTGAACAGATTACTGTTGCGTCTGAGGGCGGTGCTGTAACCACTTCTGTCCAGCAGGGGTTGGCGAAGGTATGGGTAAATTTTAATGGTACTGGTACAATTGCGGCTCGTGACAGCTTCAACTTTAGTAGCCTCACAGATAACGGGACTGGAGATTATACTGTTACACTGAGCAATGCTATGTCTTCTGCAGACTATGTCGCTCTTGCTACTTGTGGTTTAGATTCAGGTGGGTCACGGGCATTTTGTTCTACTGATAGTCACGCAACAACAAGTTTTGCCGTACTGCTAAGACAAGCAGCTTCAAATAATAATATTGATGCAGCAGATGTTCAGTCTGGATTATTAGGAGACCTTGCATAATGCCATATATAGGGAAATCACCATCAGTAGGAGTTCGCAATCGCTTCGTATATCAAGCGACAGCAGGACAGACCAGCTTCAGTGGCAGTGATGCTGACTCTAAGGTACTTACCTATCAAGATGGCTTGTACCTAGATGTTTTTCAAAATGGTGTCTTACTTAAACCCGGAACAGATTATACAGCCACGACAGGTACAACAGTTGTACTGGTCACAGGGGCAAGCCTCAATGACGTAGTTGAGATGGTATCATATGATGTGTTTTCTGTGGCAAACAGCTACACAAAAACAGACTCAGACACACGCTATCCATTCAAAGGCAATAACAGCATCATCCGTTTGAATGGTCAGACCATCAGTGCAGATATTACGATTGACAGTGATGAAAATGGTGTATCTGCTGGTCCTATTACACAGGATAATGCCACCGTCACTGTTAATGGATATTGGAGTATCGTATGACCAGTGTATTGAATGTAGATACTATTGCAGATAAGGCTGGCACTGGTGCTGTTGCGTTAACAAAGCAGTCAGCTTCAAAGGCATGGATTAATATAGATATGTCAAACGCAGTCACACTTGATAGCTTTAACAGCAGTAGTATAACTGATTTCGGTACAGGTACGTTTAGAGACCATCTTGCTACAGCCCTTGTTAATGCAAACTATGCAGTAACAACATCTGCAATGGACCCAACAAAAACCGATAGTGGTGGCACAAACAGAACTGCTGATGGTACTCCATCAAGCACTGTACAATTTGTTATGAGGGCAACCGCATATGATAACACGGCAAATGATGTTCCCTCTGCGGCTGGCGTAGCACACGGAGACCTTGCATAATGGCTAGTATTCTAAAAGTAGATGAAATTCAAACTACTGCTGGGGCTGGCTTTCCTTTCATCCCAATGATTGATGTCTGGAACCTGACTAGCGCACACAGCGACAGCGGTGACATCACTAGCGGCTGGGCAAGAATGAACACAGACAGCCCCGGATTAATTGGCACAGGCATGTCAGAGGCATCTGGCATCTTTACCTTCCCAAGCACAGGCATTTATATGGTCGAGTTTACTGTGTGTATGTCAAGCAGCGGCAGTGATGCAACCATTCAAGCAGACATTAAAGTAACAACAGATAACTCTACATATTCATCATCGGCGCAGGGTAAGTCAGAGACTGGTGGTGGCAAGGTTCAAATGTTTATGAAGACACTGTTTGATGTGACAGACACATCAACGCATAAGGTGGTGTTTAATGTGAGCAGCTTTTCTGGCAGTTTAGAGGTTGAATCTGGGTCAAACCTGACTGCGGGGTACTTTACGAAAGTGGGTGAAACATAATGGCAAGCGAACTTAGAGTTAACACCCTGAAGGATGCCGCTGGTGCTAACAGCATTGCTACTAGCTTTGTGGCGGGTGGTAGTGCGAAGGCTTGGGTTAATATAAATATGGCTACTGGAGCAAACGTAGATTCATTCAATATTGCCTCAATTACAGATGATGGTTCTGGAACTTTTGATGCTACCTACACGACAGCGCAAGCAACAGCAAACTATGTGATATGCACCGCTGGTGATGACAACACTGGAGGCAATTCAGACCTTGTCACAATTATAGGCGCACCAACTAACCAAGCACAACTTGGAACTTGGCGGTCAGCCCAAGGAAGAGCAGACACTACGAAGGCATGCGCATCAATTCACGGAGACCTAGCATGAGTAAAGCAGCAGAACTAGCCGCGCTGATTGGTTCTCAGACGGCGTTGTCAAACAGGAACATGATTATCAACGGTGCAATGCAGGTCAGCCAGCGGGGGACATCATTTACTGGCTTTGGTGCGGCGGTCAATTACGGCATCGACAGGTTTGCTAATTATCACAGTTCAGATGGTGCGTTTACAATCAGCCAAGAAACATCAGTCGTGCCAACAGATTTCACTCACGCATTAAAGATACAAACAACAACGGCTGACGCATCCATAGCGGCAGGGCAGAGGCTGATTGTTTTTACACGATGCGAAGGCAATGTTGTTTCTCAACTTAACTTTGGCACGTCTAACGCTAAAACCGTCACGCTTTCGTTTTACGTTCGCAGTTCAATCACTGGCACTCACGGTGGCGCATTAGGTAATGGTTCAGATAATAGAAATTATCCCTTCACCTACACAATTAGCAGTGCTGACACTTGGGAACAAAAGACAATTACTATTGCGGGCGACCAAACTGGAACGTGGGCTACAGGTACAGGTCGCAGCCTCCAAGTTGTGTGGGGCTTGGGCGTAGGCTCGACCTACAGTGGTTCAGCAGGGGCTTGGGCGGCGGGGGATATAAACTCTGCCACTGGCGCAACAACAGGTGTGCTTGGGACGCTAAATGCAACGTGGTATCTAACAGGCGTCCAGCTTGAAATCGGAGAAACAGCCACGCCGTTTGAACACCGCAGCTATGGCGATGAGTTGGCTAGGTGCTTGCGGTACTATGAAAAAAGAGGCCAACCGTCTACAGCGACAGCGTGGGCATATAATGAAATGTCTGTAGTTATTGCAAACGCTACTAATTATGTGCAAGGCGATAAATATAAGGTAGAAAAACGAGCTGACCCAACACTA